CGTCATGGCCCCCATCTGCATTTGAAGTTCCTATTTGATGGGCTGGTGTTCCATCTGCGAACGCTCCATTCTGAAAAATTTCGAGTTTTGCCATGTTATTCTCCTTTATACAAACCGACCTCTGGTAAGACCACGCGTAGCTACACCATTAATATTTTTAGCCAATCCACCACTACTCATTTTCTTCACCGCTTGATATTTACGTTTTCCGGCCGCTTTTTCCATTCCTTCGCTTTCCTTACGGCGACTTTTAAGGGATTGTTCCCCCTTAGTCTTATTCCTTGCTCCTAACGATTCATCAAGACGGGCATTATATCCCTGAACCTTGCCGCCTTTCGCCATATGGCGCCTCTCATAGGTTTTTTCCCTGTTAATCCGCCGTCGTTCAGCATCCGTATTACCACCAGTTCTGTTTCTAATACGATAATCTTCATCATCAAGATTACGTAATACCCGTTTATCGCGGGCCATCCCACCATGAGCATATCCTTTCTTCACTGCTTTTCCCGGCTTCTTAGCACTACTTTTATAAAAACTAGGCATATCTTTATTCCTCTTATCTGCGTTAGCAAACTCACGTCCGACAGACTGTGGCACGCCAACCTTTTTAGCAAACTTGGGATTATTGGCTACTGCGGCCATTAATCGCTTCTGAGCTTTACTCTTACTGGGCATTACCCATAGTTCTTCGTCATGGTTAACACCACCATGTATGAATCCGCAGCACCAGCACCAATCGTAGTAAAAAGTATATCGCCGGTTACGCCCCCTCCTGCATTATTGGGAACGCCATAAGCTGAAAAATCCAGAGTATCTGAATAATTTTCAGGCAGCGTAGCCAACAACACATTAGCTGTGGCATCAAGATCAATCTGTACTGCCATCCCATAAGTTGCAAACTGGATAGACTGTACAGTAACGCTTGTACAAGCAGCCCCTGTAGTGTCCTGAACTTCTAAATCAGAAACATTGACTTTTACAACCGCAGCTTCACCACTAGCGTCCGATAAATTCGTAAACTTCATGATGGCGGTACGCTGACCGTCTTGAATGGTTTGAGTAGTTACTGCATCTGCCATATCTATCTCCTAGAAGCGAGGGACTTCAACCCCGCTAGTTATTAACCACTAAAAGGAGTAGCTAGAGTGGCTGATCCTAGAATCGTACCCTGTACAAGATACTTATTAGCATAAATAGCAGTAATGGAAACATACGAACCTGCTACCCCACCTGTGGTAGTACCATTAAATATCATTGCATTATTACTTGAACCATTAGGCTCAAATACATGAACAAGACCTAATCCAGCTTTACCAGAAGTTACTGAACCAGTAAAAAGGTTCGCCGCCGTATTCATCTGGATAGTAGTACTTACACCGGATGATGTCAGGAAAAGGAAATGATAGGTTAGTCCCACGTTATTAAGGGTATTTGGGTCTGCGCCGGGGCCAGAAGCACCATCATCAGCGGCTGCATTAATAGTAGGGAGGGTAAAAGTCAGGGTGGAGTTATTGATTAACAACAACTTCCCTGCATGATCCGCAGGGCTAATAGTAGCACTAGCGGTAATATCCAGAACGGAATTTGGGCCTTGGGAATAAAACCCGCCCAACGAACGAACGGGGCCTTGAAAGGTAGTTAGAGCCATTAGAGGTTCCTCTCATGCGAGTAAGTGTGCCTGTCTGCATGACGTCAGCCGAGTCTGTCAGACACTTTAGTTGTTCTCGGAAATCTTTTTGATATATACCACGGAGACTTATTCTTTGCAATAAAAAGCCCCAACCACCTAAGTGGTTGAGGCCAAAAACGAGTGGGAGAACGTTTTTGTTTAAGTTGCGCCCGGTGACCCGTAAATGCCTAATGGATCAGAGACACCAAAAGAGTATCTCTCACGGGCTTTGTACCGGCTGTTGCCAGTATCAAAGTCCCCGTCCATAGAAGTCTGCATTGGGGTTCGGACAAAGTGCTTCAGCCCATTAGGTACGTCAGTTAGTACAAACCACGCATTAACATCAGTCAAATAGTGATTAACTGTATACCCATCTGGAATAGTCCCATTATTACGCATTGCGTTAATATCGTTGTCGGCAGTGCCAGGACGTAAATCACTGTCCATCAGCCTTGTTGCGACAAACTGCAATGCAGCAGGAATAACCAACTTACGTGGTTTTGCAGCAATCAGCAATCCACGTTCATCAGTCCATCCAGAAAGCTGAATAACACCCGCTTCCAAGGAAGTTTCATTAAGATCAGCAGCAGTAGTGGGACGATTAGAGTTAGTACCACCGGACACCAATGGGTGTGCAGTGGAACATAATACTACTCCGTCACCATAGGTGGGGCCGCCTGTAAAAGCGTCATTTAAGATTGCCGCACCTTTAACCTGCTTGGTATAGGCCATAGCCCGTGCAAGAGCTTTGGTATACCTACCCGACAACGAATCATACAAGTTATCCTCAATCGCCTCTTCGGTGAGAGAGAATCCCATTGCTATGGTTTCGTGGGTATATCGCGCTGTCCACGCTTCCTGTGCATTATCATACGCTATAGCAGAACCCTCATTTTTAACGGGGGCTGCACTAAAACCTGATAACTTCACTTCTTCCTCAAACGAACGATCTGAAGATTCTGACTCGAAAACTTCTCTCGCTTCATCTGCGTATTTTGCGTACTCCAAACCAAACAGAGCGTTTAACCCCGGCAGGAGTTCTTTAAGTAATTGTGCTCGTGAAATAGCCATTATTTAACCTCCTATACGCCGGTAGCGTTGTCATACTGGTGCATACCAAAATTCCACTTCACGATCACTTCCACAAAAGTATCAGACGCTGTTTTTGTATCTGGCACAATGTCGATAATACGTATGGGAAGAGTGTTGGTAGTTGCAGTAGTAGCACTGATGGAAACCGCTGAATCGCCTGTAACAGTTGATCCAGTCCCTTGAATAAGAGCAGAGTTATTGCCGATTGCAGTACGAGCTACAGAACTTACGGTGCTCGTACCTGCGGCAGTAACTACTACCTTATATAACGCGTCAGGGTCATCACTTATATAGGCAAAAGCATCACTAGCTACAGTACCTGTAGGCCAGTATTGACTAAATAATGTGTACCCTAATGAGGGGTCTGTGTAAGTACACCCCAAAAAAACTCCAACAGGAGTTGCCGTCGCCGTGCCAGTGTCCTTTTCGACGGTTCCAGTGCTAACTATCTTAACAATGTCCCCGTTCAAAAGGTTTGCCGCATATCCTGAGGCGATTTTCAACTGACGTGTGGCTCCCGCAAATACCTGTCCGCCAATCAAATTGATTGGCTTAAGCCCGTAAGGGGCCGATACAGTGGGATAAGCCATAATTAGCTCCTCTATCCTTTTCCTTTACCGAAAGTGACCTGAGACTGCTTTTCTGAAAACAATGGCATTCTAGGGTCATTCTCTCGCATTAAGTTATTGTCAACCGATTCGATTTGTTGGTGAGCGTGTTGTCGATAATACGCATTCCGCTGTGCAACAAGTTCGACAGGAGCCTTACACAACATCAAACCCCCCATTACAATATTGTCCTTGAAGCGTTCGTTTTCGATACTTACAAGTTCAATTTCTGGGTGTTCAGTTGCCTTTACAGGCTCCCAACCTTCTCGTAATTTTGAGGAGACATTAGTAGGATCAGGCTCACCGTTAGTGCTGACGCGCACCCAATGATAGGTATACCCTTCTTCGGGAGTGGGGCTAGGTAAAAGCTCCGGCCGCACCCATGCACGTTTTCGAGTATTTTTTTCACGCGTTTCCTGTTCCCGACTTAATTTATTCTCAGCCATTGTCTTTCCTCATTTCTTCTGCAACCTTTTGGGCGTATAACTCAAGGGGAACCCCTAACCTTTTAGCGACCCGTACTTGTGTCTCCGATAACCTAATTTTATTAGGTGCTGTGCTCCGCGTTGCGGGGGCGACTACATTACTAGAACGCTTCTTGGTTGTTGGTTCAGCTAATTTGTCTTTCTCTGTATCTCCAAAGTTATCTGGGAATACTTGTCGCATACGTGCGTTAACACGCTCGTAGTAAAGGTCAGGATTACTTTGCGGGGTTATCCCTTCCTTCTCTAACTTCTGATGCACCCCTAAGGAAAACGCAGTCATCTCATCATCTGATCCGAACCACGTATTCTCCTTAGCCCACGCTTGTGTTTTAGGGTCAAGGGCTTGTGCGTTAGATTCTGGTACTTGTACCCTATTCTTAGCTTGCTGTAAAGAGGGTACTCTAACACTGTTAACTTTTTCCATGCGTATCTTGGCAGTTGTCAGGGCTTCCTGTGCAGTCACTACCTTCTCAGAGTCACCTGCTTCGTAAGCCTCTTTATAAAGACGCTTGGCATCTTCAATTTCCGAAGTGACCGCCTTTTTAGCCTGTTCCAGTAAGGTAACTTGGCTTTTATTAACGCTGCCTTTAAGCTCTTCGTTTTCTTCCTGAACGCGCTTGGCCCATTTTTCCAGCTCTCCCCGTTCCCGTTGGGCTTCTTCCTTCGCCCTACGCTGGTCATGGTAGCCTTTACTGAAATGCTTGATACGTTTCTTAACTTTCTCGGAAGAGTAGCTATTTAACTCCGCTTCCGTAAGTTCTTCAGGAGGGTCAGAAGGTACGCGGTTCCTGTCTTCGAGGGGGGTGTCGTCCACCACTTCTATCTCCTCCGATGCTTCTAAGACGTTCTCGCGCCCCGGTACCCCTTCTATCTCAATTTCAAGCTCTTCTTTCTCTTCCTCAGGTTGAGGAAACTCAAACTCTGTCTTTTCCATACCCATAGCCTATACCTCATGCACGAGAGATTGCTCTCGGATCAGCGACAACTGCCTCAATGGAGTCATCATTCATTAAACGATATTCCTGTTTGCCTACCTTAAAACGAGTTCCGGTATTCGCACGAAACATCACGTAGTCCCCCTGTTTACACCAAGGGCCAAAAGGAAACCTGTCCTTATCGTGATAAGCCTGTTCCCCCATATCAATTACAGCCCCAATAATAGAAAGAACATATTCTTCATATTTAGTAGAGTGAGCTTTAGCAATATCCCCATCACCAAAAGTCTCTTCTACATTTGGGAGCGCAACCAATACTCTATAGCCTACAGGTTTAGGAATCTGGCCCTCCAGTTCCTTCTCCTGTTCTTCTATTTTCTCCTTTCGTTTCTTCTCTAGTGCAGTTTCAGTCATCTTCATCTTCCATATAATTGCGCGAGAGGTCATTTACTTCTCGTAATGCGACTTCCAGACCCCGAATAAAGCCACATAAATCCCTATATCCAGCAAAATTATTAGCAGCTCCACTGGTTAAATGTTCATTGGCAGCCTCCATTTCCACTGTAATCTTGTCCTTCAGCACGTCAAAGACGGTCTTAGCCATTATCTTTCCTCCCTATACGTAATGCGTAATGTAGATAACGCATGTGCTAGGTTTAATGCTGCTTGGGAGGACTTCATCGCTTCATTCGGCTCCTCCACTGCTGAGTCATGGCAAAGGCAATACATTGCCGTTAACAGTGTTTTTTCTACATCTTTAAAATCATATTGCTCCCCATCATGTATCATTTTAGGGTCACGCGTTGCATCTCTCATAGGGTTCTAACTCCTGTGGTTTTAAAATATTATCTATCGCCAGTAATCTTTTCGGTTTTTACAAGATCAAGTAATGTTTTAGCAGCATCAATATCTGCTTTTTTATCCGCCTGAACTACTTGTGCGTCTATTCTTGCCCCTTCCTTAGCTGCATCTATAAGCACTCTCTTCTCATCCAGCTTTATTCGTTCCCGCGCCAGCGCTATATCCGCTACATCCTTATCCTTAAGCCGTTGTTCACCCTGCGCTTTAAGTTGTAATTCAGCTTGCTGCATCTGTACAACAGGGTCTTGGGCTTTCTCCTGTGCTTCCTGTTGCGCTGCTTCAGCTTTATGCTGCTGGGAAAGCTGCGCCCCACCTTTAGCAATTAACTGGGAAAGCGCTACTTCCATATTTTCCGGCAACTCTGCATTCGGCGTGGGTAGCGGAGCACCGAGCTTTTCTTCCATCTGCGTCCTATACAGAAACGCAGTATGTTCAGCTATGTGAGATTGCATTTCCCCTACCACCATCTGCCCTGTGGGGTTCTGCCCAATTGATTGAGCAATCATGGGGTCTTCCAGAAAAGCTGTATGAGCAGCGATATGAGCTTCATGTTCTTGATAAATAAAGGCTTTCATGGGTTTTCCAATCAACACATTCATATTCTCGCTTACAGGATCAGTGGGGAGCATATCTTCACTCAGGGGTACTAACTTGTCGGCGTTCCTTACCCCCAGTACTTCGATCATTTGCCTGTGAAGTTGCGGCAAGTCGTATATCTCCGGCACACTTTGTGCCATCTGCATTACCGTCTGGTACTGCACTACACGTTGCGCCATCGTAGTATTGTTGGGGTCACTGACAGGAATCACTTCTATGGTGGCATAATCCTGTTGCCGTGCACGCGGTTCCCCACGATCAGGCATATATACGTACTCTTCAGGGGCATACTCCGCAATCAGGGCACGCAATAGCTTGAATTCCTGCTTCATAGCGTAATGAACCCGCGCCTGTACCGCCGCCATCGGTTTAAGGGTACGCTCCAGAATAGCCAGTGTTGTACCAACAGGAGCATTTGCACTCATGTCGGAGATGTTCAGATCACTGACTGCCCCTAATCTACGGCCTTCCTCGGTTATCTTTTCCAAAAGTGCCAGTAACGTCTGACTTGGCTCCTTATAAGGAAGGTGCATGATGTTGTCCCGAATAGACCCACTGGGTACATCAACATCACGGAATTCCCCCGGCCCTATGGGGGTATCGTCCCCTTTTACCCGCAAACCACGGGATTTCAAACCGCCGGGAAGGTTACTTAAAGTACCAGCGTCAACTAATTGACGGATAAGGGACGTTCCTGCGCGGGCGTAACCGCCAATAATATGTATTAAACCAAGCCCGTAGAACCCGAATCCCGGCACATACACGTAATGAACGAAATGCTCGCGCTTAAGTGTCAAAGAATCGTCAGGGTTCCAGTTACGACGAATAGCGAGTACTTTACCTGTACCCCGTTCAATAGTTATGACATAAGGTTTAGCTATCTCGAAGGCATCTTCACCCGCCTCACCACGGGCTAATCCCATACCCCGTGACTGTGCTTGTCCTTCCTTGTCTGTCTCATCAATAACGACATCGGCATGAATCTCATAAATACTGTAACGGTCATCATCAGTGATGGAATAACCGCCCTCTTCTGCCTTTTTCTCTTCAATATCTGTACGAAAGGATTGAGGATCGCCCAAATCAACTGTCCGGTAAAACCCTGCGGCCTGTAGCTTACGCAGTTCATTCTTGGTTTTCCGCATTACGTGGGTTACACGCTCGGCACTTTCCAGATTGGATGCTCCGTAAGGAACAATGACATCCTCGGCGGGGATATAAATAGCAACCTGCCTGCCCAAACTGGGGTCAAAATAAACCTTCTTGAACGCCGACCCCGCC